AAAGCAAGTTTAGAATATGGAAGTCAAGTTGCTATGGCAATTGAATATGAGTGGTTTGATCAAGGAAGAACTAACGGTAATAGATATTTATCTAATTGGAATAATTTTCATGAATTAAGATTATACGCTAGAGGTGAACAATCTCCGCAAAAATACAAAGATGAGTTGTCTATTAATGGTGATTTGTCTTATCTTAATTTAGACTGGCAGCCAGTTCCTATATTATCTAAATTTGTTGATATAGTTGTAAATGGTATATCACAAAAAAGTTATGATATTAAAGCTTATGCTCAAGACCCTAGTTCAATAAAGAAAAGAACTGATTATGCTTCTCGTATTTATGAAGATATGATGGCTAAAGATTATTTAAAAGAATTAAAAAATTCTTTAGGTATTGATTTATATCAAAGTCCTGATCCAAGTACTTTGCCTGAATCTGAAGATGAATTAGAATTGCATATGCAACTTAGCTATAAGCAATCAATTGAAATAGCAGAAGAAGAAGCTATATCGTCTGTGTTAGCGCAAAATAAATATGATCTTACAAGACGTAGATTAAACATGGATTTAACGGTTTGTGGTATTGCAGCTACTAAAACAAACTTTAACACAGCTGAAGGAGTTACTGTTGATTATGTTGATCCTGCTTATATGGTATATTCTTATACAGAAGACCCAAACTTTGAAGACATATATTACGTAGGTGAAGTTAAGTCTATAACGATAGCAGAACTTAAAAAAGAATTTCCAGATATTAGTAAAGAAGAACTAGAGCGCATACAAAAAATGCCAGGTAATCGTAACTATATAACTGGATACGGAAATTATGATGAAAACACAGTGCAAGTAATGTATTTTGATTACAAAACTTATCATAATCAAGTGTTTAAAATAAAACAAACAGATCAAGGATTAATGAAAGCTTTAGAAAAGCCAGACACATTTAATCCACCTGAAAATGATTCATTTGAAAGAGTATCAAGATCAATTGAAGTATTATACAATGGTGCTAAGGTTTTAGGTACTGATACAATATTAAAATGGAAGCTAGCAGAAAACATGTCTAGACCATTAGCTGATACAACTAAGGTAGAAATGAATTACGCTATATGTGCACCTCGTATATATAAAGGTAGAATTGAGTCTTTAGTTAGTAAGTGTATTGGTTTTGCAGACATGATACAACTTACTCATTTAAAGTTACAACAAGTAATGTCTAGGATGGTACCAGATGGTGTGTACTTAGACATGGATGGTTTAGCAGAAGTTGATTTAGGTAATGGCACAAACTATAATCCAGCAGAAGCATTAAATATGTATTTCCAAACTGGCTCTATAGTAGGTAGATCACTTACTCAAGACGGTGAAATGAACGCAGGTAAAGTACCTATTCAAGAACTAACTAGTTCTAGCGGCCAAGGTAAAATACAAAGTCTTATACAAACTTATCAATATTATTTACAAATGATACGTGATGTAACCGGGCTTAATGAAGCTAGAGATGGTAGTACGCCAGATAAACAAACATTAGTAGGATTACAAAAGATAGCCGCTAACGCGTCTAACGTTGCTACAAGACATATTAAGCAAGCTAGTTTATTTTTAACTCTTAGAATAGCAGAAAATATAGCTTTAAAAATAGCTGATGCTTTAGAGTTTCCATTAACAGAAAGCGCTTTAATTAATTCTATATCTACATATAACGTAAAAACATTAAAAGAAGTTTCTAATTTAAATTTACATGACTTTGGTATATTCTTAGAATTAGAGCCAGATGAAGAAGAACAACAACAATTAGAACAAAATATACAAGTTGCTTTACAGCAAGGTGGTATTGATCTAGAAGACGCTATAGATTTAAGACAAATCAAAAACCTTAAGCTAGCTAATCAAATGCTTAAAATAAAACGTAAAGCAAAAAGCAAGCAAGATCAAGAAAATCAACAAGCTAATATTAGAGCCCAAGCTGAATCACAAGCTGATGCTGCTGAAAAAATAGCAATGACTGAAGTTCAAAAACAAGAAGCTATATCAGGTTCTAAAGTTCAGTTTGAGCAAGCTACTAACCAAATGGAAATACAACGTATGGAATTAGCTGCTCAATTAGAGCAACAAAAAATGCAAGCACAATTTCAATTTGACATGCAGCTAAAGCAAATGGATATGGAAGCTGTTGGTAAAAAAGAGCAAATGATTGAAGATCGTAAAGACAAGCGTATAAAAATGGAAGGTACGCAACAAAGCCAAATGATAGATCAAAGAAAAAATGATTTATTACCAATAAATTTTGAAGAACAAGACACTACAGGTATTATGCCAACAGTGTAATTTTATTAATTATTTAATTATATTATATTATGTCAGAAGTAAAAACAAATGAACCTGTTAAACAGGAAGGAGACTTTAAAATAAAGTCTAAAAAAAGAACACCTAAAAAGCTAGTTGAAAAACAACAAGAAGTAATAAAGGTAAATATTAAAGAACCACTAGTTGAGTTAGATCAACAAATAAAAAAAGTTGTAATACCTAGTGAGGCTATAAAAAAAGAAGAAGATGCCATTCAAATCGGAGAAACAAAGGAAGTACCTGTGGAAAAACCATCCGGAGATAGCGCAGAGGTGGGAAAACCTATACAAGAGTCCAACGAGACTTCTGAAGGGTTTTCTGCGATCACAGAAGTAAAAGAAGAAGTTAAAAAAGTAGAAGCAGAAGTCAAAGAAGCTATAAGAGATGAAAAAGTTTTAGGTAAAGCATTGCCAGAAAACATTGAAAAGTTAGTAGATTTTATGCAAGAAACTGGTGGAACTATAGAAGATTACACTAGATTAAATGCAGATTATACTAATGTTGATGAAAATACTTTATTAAAAGAATATTACAAAAAATCAAAACCTCATTTAGATTCAGAGGAAATAGATTTTATAATGGAAGATAACTTTCAATATGATACAGATCTTGACGAAGAGCGTGACGTCAAAAAGAAAAAACTCGCTAAAAAAGAAGAGGTTGCAAAAGCAAAAAACTTTTTAGAGGAAACCAAAAAGAAATATTACGACGAAATCAAGTTGAGACCCGGCGTAACTCAGGACCAACAAAAAGCAATGGATTTTTTCAACCGCTATAACAAGCAACAAGATGTGGCTACTGAACAACACGAGAGATTCAAAAAAAATACTCAAGAACTATTCAACGACGAATTCAAAGGTTTTGATATAAAAGTTGGTGAAAAAAGTTATAAGTACAACATACAGAATCGTGAGAAAGTAGCAGAAAATCAATCAAACATCAATAATTTAGTTAAGAAGTTCTTAAACGAAGATGGTGATGTAGTCGATACTTCTGGTTATCATAAAGCCATGTACGCTGCTGAAAATGTTGATAAAATTGCTAGTCATTTTTACGAACAAGGAAAAGCTGACGCTGTCAAAGACGTCGTTAGTAGTTCTAAAAACCTAACAGCTGTAACAGCTAGAACTAATAATTCTGGTGAAATTAAAGTTGGTGGTTTTAAAGTAAAATCGGTTAGTGGATTTGATTCAGCAAAACTTAAAATCAAAAAAAGAAAATTTAACTAATCAAAAACTAAAATTATGGCTATAAGTCCTCAATTTGGTAGTTTAATTCCTTCGCAAACTCAACAACTTTTGCCAAGTAACTACCTACAATTTAACGCTGGTGGAGCTGGTGCGAATGATTTCGCTCAACAATTCCTACCAGAAATTTACGAACAAGAAGTAGAAAGATACGGAAACCGTACTCTATCTGGATTCTTAAAAATGGTTGGCGCTGAAATGCCAATGTCATCTGATCAAGTAATTTGGTCTGAACAAAATAGACTGCACGTATCTTATACTGGTTACCAAATCGGTGCTGATGCTGCTAATGCAAACCTTATTACTTTACCTGCTTCTGTAAGAAACGTTGTATCAATTAACGATACAGTAGTTCTTTTAAACCCAGTAAGTGGTGCTGAAGTAAAAGCTATCGTAACAGGTTCTACGACAGTTGCAATCGGTGGTGCTCCTGCTAATGGTGGTAGCTTTACTGTTGCTCCTTTTGTTGGAACTGGTTTAGTAGCTGCTGGATTTGTTGCTGGTGCTGTAGCACTTGGTGCAATACCAGGTCTTAAAGTATTTGTATACGGTTCTGCTTACGTTAAAGGGTCAAACCTTAATGGAGCTGCTGCTGGTGTAGGTGCTCAAGCTGCTAACACTAGAGTATCTGTAACTCCTCAGTTAACTCAATTTTCTAACTCACCAATCATCATTAGAGATCAGTATGTAATATCTGGATCTGATATGGCACAAATCGGTTGGGTTGAAGTTGCTACTGAAGATGGAACATCTGGATACTTATGGTATTTAAAAGCTGAGTCTGAAACTAGACTAAGATTCGAAGATTACTTAGAAATGAGTATGATTGAAGGTGAATTCAACCAAGGTGGAGCTGCTCCAGCTGCTGGTGTTTTACCAGGTACTGAAGGTTTATTTGCTGCTATTCAAACAAGAGGTAATGTAGAAGTAGGATTTACTGCTGCTAACGGACTTACTGAGTTTGATGCAATTCTTAAAAACTTAGACACTCAAGGAGCTATTGAAGAAAACATGTTATTCTTACAGAGACAAACATCTCTTGATTTTGATGATATGTTAGGAGCAATATCTTGGGGTGCTCAAGGTGGAACTGCTTTCGGTTTATTCGAAAACTCAGAAGAAATGGCACTTAACTTAGGATTCTCTGGATTCAGAAGAGGTTCTTATGACTTTTACAAAACAGATTGGAAATACTTAAACGACGCTTCTACAAGAGGTGGTATCGTTGGTATCAATTCAGTTGAAGGTGTATTAGTACCTGCTGGAACTTCAACAGTTTACGATCAAGTTTTAGGAACTAACATCAGAAGACCTTTCTTACACGTAAGATACAGAGCGTCTCAAGCTGATGATAGAAGAATGAAATCTTGGTTAACTGGTTCTGCTGGTGGTGCATTTACTTCAACTCTTGATGCTATGGAAGTTAACTTCCTATCTGAAAGATGTTTAGTAACTCAAGCTGCTAACAACTTTGTATTATTCAAAGGAATCTAATTGATTCAAAATTAATGTAATTATTACCCTCGTTGTATTAACGGGGGTAATTATTACTTTTATAAACTATTTAATTATATTATATTATGGCTAAACAAGCTAAAGCAGAAACTATTGAGGTTGCACCTCAAGAGGTAGCAGTAAAAACTGCACCAACAAAACCAGCTAAACCTAGTTGGGAGATAAAAGATAGAGTGTATTATTTAAAAGGAAATAAATCTCCTTTAACATTAACAATACCAGGAAAGCACACAAGAAAACATGCTTTACTTTATTTTGATCCTAAAACAGGTAAGCAAAATGAATTAAGATATGCTACAAATCAAGACTCACCATTAGTTGATGAACAAAAAGGTGAAGTTACTTTAGGGCATATACGTTTTGACAATGGAACATTAACAGTTCCTAAACAAATGCAAAACTTACAAAAATTATTATCTTTATACCACCCTTTAAAAGGTAAATTATACGAAGAGTATAGCGCTGTGGCTGAAGCAGAAGATGAGTTAGATATGCTAGATACGCAAATTGACGCTTTAAACGCTGCAAGATCTATTGATGTAGATCACGCTGAAGCTATATTAAGAGTAGAAAAAGGATCAGCAGTAAACGATATGGGCTCTAAAGAACTTAGAAGAGATTTATTATTGTTTGCTAAAAATAATCCATCTTTATTTATTAGCTTAGCTAATGATGAAAATGTTCAACTTAGAAACTTTGCAATTAGAGCTACTGAAGCTGGAATTATAAATTTATCTGGTGATCAAAGAACTTTTCATTGGGGATCAAATAATAGAAAATTAATGAACGTACCGTTTGATGAAAATCCATACAGTGCATTTGCTAGTTTCTTAAAAACTGATGAAGGTGTAGAAATCTATAAATCTATAGATAAAAAACTATAAAAACAAGTGATACTAATATAGGGCGGTTTCGGCCGCCTTCTTAGTATAAAAAATAAAAATAATGGCGGTAAATATAAATACAGTATATACAACAGTCTTGTTTATCTTAAACAAAGAGCAAAGAGGATATATAACTCCAAATGAGTTTAATAGTCTAGCTGTTCAGGTTCAAGACGAAATATTTAGTGCATATTTTCCAGATGGTAATCAATTAAATAGATTCAATCAAAACAATCAACAAAACGATACAGAGTTTTTTAACATGTTTAAAGACACTGCTTATAAACTATATCCTTTTGAAAAAGAAGCTGCCTTTACTTTTGATACACCTAGCCAAGCGTTTTATTACAATGGCGTTGGTGAAATATACAAATTAGGCGAAATAATATCTACATATACAGGTAACCCTACCTATGATTCTATAACTCAACTAACTAGTAAAAGTGATTTCTCTACAATCACAAGATCAAAACTAACAACTCCAACAAGTCAATATCCAATTTGCCATACAACAAACGCGGTGATTACAACAACACCAGCTACAGCGGCGAGACTAATAATTAAAGTTTCACCAGTACCTAATAGTTTGTTAGTAAATTGTATATTTAAACCAACAGATCCACAATGGAGATTTTCTATAGGTGGAGTTGGTCAATATGTTTATAATCAAGAACAATCTCAAGACTTCGAACTTGATATATCTGAACAAACAAACTTAATAACTAACATATTAAAATATTGTGGTATTATAATAAATGATCCTACAATAATTCAAACAGCTGCAGCAGAAGCACAAGAAGTAAATATTAACGAAAAAAGCTAATAACATATGCCAATTCCAAACGGCGGTTTAATAACCGAAACTAACGAACAATATTACGCGGGTACGCAGATATTTACAGCTGTAGGAGCAAATCAAAGCTTTACAACAACATTTAATACTGACTTAATATTCGGAAGTTTCGACTTAGGTAGTGCAGATTATAGTTTAAATAACTTTAAAGTTTATATAAGTACTAACAATGGTTTACCTGATAGCTATACTGAAGTTCAAAGTCCATATACTGTTGTTAATAACGTTATAACAATACCTGCTGTAAACGTTGGAGATATTATAGCTGTTCAACTAAAAATATTAGATGGTGGTGAGTATGGAAACAGAGATGCTGTTGGTGAAACTGTAGAAGATAACTACGGAGGTTATTCTTA